AGCTGTGCCAGCCCTATTGCCGCCGTGATGTCGTTCATGTGGGCCTTGTAGCCCAATTCGTCAATCCGATACTCCCAGCCATAGCCCTTGCCATTCTCGGTGCGCCGCCATGTGTCTTTGTCAATCCCGCACCAGCGGAGACGGCGGAGCTTCTTGGCAACCTCATCATAGGGCGTCGTTATCATCCCGCCGTCGCCAGTAGCCAGATTCTTGACGGCATGGAAGGAGAAGCAGGTTAGGTCCGATACTGTGCCTCCTATCCGTTGGTGACGATATATCGCCCCGCAAGCATGGGCGGCGTCCTCGACGACGAAGGCGCCATGATCGAGCCCCGCAGCCCAGACGCCAGCCATGTCGCAGGGATGGCCCCCATAGTGGACAGCGATGATCGCTTGCGCTCTCATCTTTGGCAGCGATCCCCAGTTGATGTTCAGCGTATCCTCTGCCACGTCACAGAACACCGGCTTGGCCCCCGTGTACGTCACCGCATGGGCCGTGCTCACAAAGGTCATGGTGGGCACGATCACTTCATCCCCCGGCCCAACCCCTAACGCAACCAGGGCCAGATGCAGCGCAGCCGTGCCGCTATTGACAGCTATAGCGTGCTTAGCCCCGACGTACTCTGCAAAGGCCCCTTCAAGCTCCTCGGTCTTCGGCCCAAGGCCAATCCAGCCGCTATCGAAAACCTCTTTGACAGCAGCCAGCTCTTCGGGGCCGTAGCTAGGCTTGAATACGGGTATCATCTCGCTCCTCCTCTGGGGGCGGGCCTTGACCCGCCCCCCGGTATTCACTTGTCTTCGCTGGGTTGCGCGGCCTTATCGCTTGGTGGCCTGCCCGCTTTGCGCTTCTCCTCGCCATAGCCTGAAGCAATCAAGCTCTGGCCCAGCTCATCATCCACGTCGATGACATCACCAGCAAAGGCGTGGCGTCCCTTGATCGTCCAGTAGAACGTCCGCAGGACTTTGACTTTCATGTCACTACCTGGTCCACGAAGGTCTGCGGACACGGCTCGTAACTCGCCAGACTGCGCTCGGCTTCCATCGCCAAGAGCCAGGGGTGGCCAGTTACGGTGTAGGAGACTTGCAGGTAGCGGAACCCGGCATCAACGTCCATCTCTTCGACATCGACTTCGATGAGCCACTTGCGGTTCATGTTGTAGTAGTAATATCCGCTGTAGCTGTAGCTCCCCAGGGCCGAATCGCTGATGATCTTCCCTACCGCATGACCAATGCCGGTTATCGCCTTTGCTCCGACAACCATGGCCTCCAGTCCAGATGCCGTGGCGCATTGCAGCACTTCTACATACAGGCTATCGCCCATGTCCCCCGATGCGCCGCCGAGAATGCAAATCAGCGCCTTTTCATACCCCCGCATGTCAACCGTGGCGGTGTAGTAAGGCCCGCCAACGGCGACGGCTTGGGGCGAAACCAGACAGGGGCCGATGTGCAGGTTGGCGACTTGTGCGACTGGCGTGTCGTCATAGTCGCCCGTGTACCGTGAGCGTTCAGTTAGTAGTCTCTCAGTTCCCATTTGTCGCCTCCTATGTCAGAACCACGAATGGGCTGATTGTCGACGCGCCTGCGGGCATGAGCTGCACAGGGGCCGTCAGCCATGGCTTGCCGTCTACTCTCGCAGACAGTCGGAACGTGGTCTGGTTATAGCGGAATCTCTCACTACGGTCTGAGTCGATGGTCGGTTGCTCCCGATCACCGATCAAGTAATAGCTGAAGTCCGCTAGGATGATGTCACCGCGAGTGCCAAGGGCCGGCACCTTTTCCGTCCAGACAATCGGGTATCCCATCAGGCGCTCCGGCACTCCGTCGCGCATGTTGGGTATCCACATAAAGTTGCCGAAAGTGTCGCACAGGGCAAGGATCTGCTCAAGGCAACAGTGATGGATCACCCACACACCATTAGCCCCAGGCTGGAAGGCGTGGATCATCGCCGCAACGTCTGCCCATACAATCGCGCCCGCCCCGGTTCGGGCACAGGGAATCGTAGCCTGTGCGCCGATCACGCCCTGCGGCTGGCCGACGCCGTTGCCGTTCAGGAAATGCCAGTCTTCATAGCCCACGGCTGTCTTCGTAAAGTGCGCCCGGATTAGCGCCTCGACCGAAATCACGCTATCGGCAATGAGGTTGTTAGAGACCGGAATCCAGCCCGCGTACTCATGGACAATCAGGTCGATGAGCTTGAACAGCATTTCGACCTCGGGCTTCTGCGTGGCCTCTTCGATCCACTGGAATACTGTGCCGGCCATAAAAGCCGACTTCGGCGCAGCGGGCACAATCGTCTGGTCCATAGAAGGCATCTGGACCTGCACCGTGCTCATGGGGATCACGAATGCCCTTGGGCGCACAACCGCGCCCTCATACACCTTCTCAAACATCTCGGCCCGGTAAGCAACGGGCACTAAGAACCCGCCTACCGCACCGATAGCCTCCTGGAGCAACTTCTGCTCCCAGCCCTCGGGAAGCATCCCCTTCTGTTCAAGGTCAGACTTCACGCGAGGATCACGGAATGCAGAAACCGCCGCAAGGAACTCACCGAATGACCCCCAATCCCCGGCCTTGGCTGCCTCGACAATAGGCACGGGCGCTCCGCCAGTGAGAGCCCCCAGGCCCGCCGTCAGGGCTTCGTGCTGCGCTTCTAGCGCCTTGGCGCTATTGGTGAGGTCCATCTTCTTGCCAGCATCGGCCATCATCTTTTCCGCTTCTTGATACTTCTCGAAGGGCTCTGTGCCCTCCACAACCTTGTCGAAGAGTTCCTTTGCCTGGATATTCAGGGCAAGGGCCTCTTCTCTCAGCTTTCCAATATCCATCTCACTTACTCCTATCAGGAATGTATTGGTCGCCATTCCTGCCCTTACGGAGACCCCAGCCCCCGTCAGAGCCGCAAGTGAGTGGACACCAGGCCCGGCTCGGCTTGCTCTTGAATCTTGAACCTGCGTTGTTACAGTTCTTCTATCTGTTGGCGCTGAAATTGCGCCTGTTGAATCAGGCTGGCAATGAGCGCCTTCTTGGTGTCTTCTGCCTGTTTGGCCTCTTCGGCTTCCTGCGCCTCTGCGGTTTCAAGCGATTCGGCTTCTTCTGGGCTCAGTTCCTTGACATCGGTTACAATCGCCGCCGCATTCATGGCCAAAGGAACCGGATCGGCACAGTAGAGCTTGACTTCCTTGAGGTGGCGTGCCTTCGTGTCATCGTCGTCGTCCCAGTATTCCTTCACCGCGTCGTAGCCGATGGACAGCTCATCTACAACGCCATCTCGCATCAGCGTTAGCACTTCGTCGCCCAATGGCGTGTGGCTAATCTGGCCCTTGACATAGAGGCCGCCAGTGATACCGGGAAACTGCTCGAGCAGGCTCTTGGGCATCTTGCCCTTCGACACTTCCTTGAGTTCCAGCGTCTTGCCAATAGGCTGATGGAAGTCATGGAAGCGGAAGACCTTGATGCGATTGCGGCCACTTGCCGGCCCTCGTTCGGCCAGGGTCTTTTTGAATGCGCCATACTCTATGATGTCCCCGCCGTCATCGAGATTGCCGCATACCGCCGCGTACCCGGCGAATGTGCCCTCCTCAACGTCAAGCCCCTTCTCCTCAAGCTCGAAGGGAAAGCCCTTGTACTCTTTGGGTTCTTGTTTTTCTAGCATATCTCTACCCTTTCAGAATGAAGTTGAACGTCCTATCGGCGGTCTGTACTTCGCTGGTGTGAATCTTGACCCAGCGATATGCGGAGAGACCCGCCAGGGCCGTAGTATCAAGGGCTAACGCGCCAGCGCCCGTAGTCATAGTGACCGCGGCGCCCGCCCCGTCCGTTAGCAGCCGATATGTGCCTGCCTCCGTCTCCGACATATAGAAGGTCAAATCAGCCGCGTCAATCGTGGGGACAATCAGGCCAACCAGCCCATAGCCCCGCAGATCGACAGCCGCAGAATCATCATCGTCCTCCGAAATCGTGATGATACAGGGCACGACGTGGGTTTTCCGTATCGTCCCCTGGAGTTCGTAGTCGCGCGGTCTCCAGTACTCATGTTGCCATTGCAGCATTTCCCTACCCCTTAACTATGAAGTGTAGTGTTCTTATGGCGTTCTGGGCCTTGCTTGCCTCGACCTTGACCCAGCGGTATGCAGCAAGCATGCCCAAATCCTCCGTAGCGATGACCCTATCCCCAGTGCCGACGATAACGGCAACCGGCACGCCGCCAGCATTGCAGAGTGGCACATAAGTACCAGCTTCAATGTCACTGACCTGAAACCCCAAACTGCAATTGTCCAGGTCCGGCAAGGCCAGCCCAATCAAGCCATAGCCTCGCAGGTCCACGGCACCACTGAGAGTTTCCTGTATTCCGATAGTCGCGTCTTCGATGCGATGCGTCTTCCGTATGGTGCCCTGGAGATGGTAGTCACGCGGCCTGGTATACTCCTGTCCGTGTTGCTGCATGTTTATCTCCTACGACCCTAGTAATAGCGTCACCCAATCTTCGAAGGGGAATTGTTCCTCTTTCGTCGCATCGCTCACTTGTGAGCCTGGCGTTTCTTCGGGTTCAAGCCAGGCGAATATAAGGGTCTTATGAGCAGGCGCTTGTTTGTCCTTCAATGGCGAATCTGCCGACTTTTCCATCTCCCCCTCCTATTCCACTACCGCTAAGGGTACGCACTCACAATTCGGGTGCAGCGGCGGCGCACCCACGTCACCATAAGTCACCCGCATGATCTTCCCCTCCGCGTCACGTACCTCGCCGCCTTCGTCCACAAAGTTGCTCTCGATGGAAATGACCTGGCCGTCCAAGACCCCGCACCACGAGCAGCAATCGGGGTAGGCGTGCCAACTAATCGTCGTCACTCCCGCCTCACGCCAAGCCATCTTCGTGCCGTAGTTGGATGACCGCATGGTCTCAGTCCTGGCAATCCTCATGGCCCTCGTTTGGTCGAAGATCGGATTGCCCGCCGCATCGGTCAAGTTCGTCAACGCGGTCCTGGTCTGCGTCACCGACCAGCCCTCGCCCTGGGCCGTGGCAACCATCTCGCGCAAGGCGCTTTCAGTGACGCCGGTGATGCCCTTGGCAAACTCCATCGTGTAGCCGTCTAGGAACTGTTGGACCTCTGGCCTCTCGATGTCCCACGAGATCCCATAGGCGGCCAGCACGTTTTCCATCTGCGCCCCGAGGAGGCCGGTGAAGAGTGGCAGGAAGGCTTGCTGCCAGCCATCCTTGCTGACCATTAGGTATGTCACGCCCGCATCGAGAAAAGTCTGATAAGGCACTCCCTGCTTCGTGGCCTTGCCCTCACGCTTGAGAATCTTGACCAGCTCGGCCCTCTCTTCCTCAAAGCGTTTGCGGGCAGCCCTCTCGAAGATCGGACTCCACGCCCGCGCCGTGATTCTGATGCTCCTGGCCCAGCGCTCCTTTGCCTCTTCGGACACTTGGGATTTGAACCCCTTGGCACCCGGCATCTCCGGTGGCGCTACTTCTCCTGGCTTGATGACACTGAGCATCATCGGTCTCAGGAATACGTCTGTACCGTCTACTTCATCCAGCCCCGCCATGCTGCGGCCTTCGCTGACCATAAGCCAGCCCCTCTCGATCCCCGCGTTGACCCGCTCCCACAGGCTCGATACTTCTTCCTGTAGCGCCTTGACGCCTGAGAAGTCGAACCGCACCCGAATGTCCCGGCCAAACTCCGGCGCAAGATTCAGATTGAGGCAGTCCTGTATCCTGCGATAGTGCGGCATGAGCGTTTGCGTCCAGAATGATGTTACGGACTCCTCATAGTTGGAAAAGGTGCTGCGCTCAAGGCCCGAGAAGGCGCCTATGATAATGGGCGGCACCTGGAAGACCATGCAGATTCGCGTCTCTGTAATCTGTCTCAGGTTAGGAAAGTCCATATCCTTGAAGGAATCGGCCATAGAGACCCATTCCGTGCCGGAGCCCAGGATCAGTGGCCTGTGCCACCTGGCCTTGCCGCTGTGCATCTCCAGGTAAGCTTCCTCAACCCTTACGCGCTCGGCTGGGTCTATGTAGCCTTCAACCTTGAGCAGACCAAACGGAACGCCTGCGTTAGTAAAGAAAGCGTTGACGAAATCGGTGGCGCTGTTGTCGGTATCGCCTTCCCTAGCAGCCGCCGCCAGCGGAGGAAAGCCCCACAGCTTTTCGCGTGGGTGCGGTCGCTTGAAGTGAATCACGTCCTGAGCGGGCAATCGTATCTTGTCGGTTCCACTTGTCCACTCATACGCCTCTACCGTTCTCTTGACCCTCTGCCCCGGCTTAGAATCCACGGCGAGAATCGTCACCCTCTGGGGCCACATGGGCCACAGGCCCACTACCCGGCCCGCCTTGCTGCGCTCCTTCTCGTAGAACATA